CAATTTGGTGATAGATCGAATGTGGACACGGAGGTTAATAAGGAACTAGAGACCATCATTCAAGATGAATTTGAGGAAAAGAATCTAACAGAAATTGTGGCCTCGGCGTCTCAGGTTCAGAATGGGGTACTTGAAATAAACGGGTATGATTGTACGATGGGTGGTAGTATTGTATGGAATCAAACCCTGGACGCCCAGGTCGCGGCCTTGGCTGTTATGGATAAAATTACGAAACGTATCACTGAAAGCGACGTAACCAAAAAAGTAAAAGCCGAAATAGACAGCAAAAACAAAGTCGAGGCAGGTGGTGCCGCTCAGGTCGTTGATTCCGTGGGTGATGCGGTATCGGGCGTCATAGGCGCAGCCGGTATGGCCGCATATGCACCAATTATTGCGTGTGTGTGCTGTGTAATGATCCTCGCCATCGTTGGTATAGTAATGGGCAAATCTCCAGCTGGACAAAACGCCATACGAAGAATGCCCCCAATGAAAATGCCCCAGATGAAAATGCCCCAGGTGAAATAATAATTGGAGTATAAAGAGATAAATAGATTTTTAGTTAATGATTTTAAGTATAGACGTCGGAATACGCAATCTCGCGATGTGTGTGTTTGACGAAACGTCCAATCTTATTGTTCAGTGGGATACTTCGGGAATACCTCCTCAACATAAAGACGGCATATACGTTTCCTTAAGGAAACACCTAGACGAAAAACCGTGGGTTTTAGACGTGGACACGGTTCTCATAGAAAAACAACCCGAACGAAATAAAAAAATGGTTATGGTTCAGCATTTTTTACACGCGTATTTCGTGATTAAACACCCAAGTGCGGAAACTATCATTTACGACGCGCGTCACAAAATTCCTGATGTGAGTGGTTCGGGGAAAGCGCAATATAATAAACGTAAACGTGTATCCATAGAACGATGTTCAGAGTTTATACATAAACATACCGTAAACTCACATTGGATTCCTATTTTCACTGAATCTAAGAAAAAAGATGACCTCGCCGACACCGTCATGCAAGCTATAAGCTATACGAAACATATCAAACCCAATAGAAAGGATAGTAAAAAACAATTAAAGCTGGTCGTGCGCAAACCAAATGAGAATCAGAAAACTTCTAAATATTCAAAGTCTAATTTGGCATGGTTATATAAAAATAAGAAGGAAGACATCGATATCACGAAAAATAAACGTTTCATGAAGGATCTTCACCGATATTATAGAACTCTCGATGATTTCTTATACGAATTAGAAAATTAATAAAGTTCCTCTTCCACGTGTGTTTCGAATGTACAATCAGATAATGGATACGCAACACATAGCATAGTAAACCCCTCGTTAATCTGTTCCTCGTCTAAAAATGCTTGATCAGATTGGTCGACCTTACCATTCGCCATCTTCGCCGCACATGTTGAACACGTACCCCCACGACAAGAATATGGTAAATCTACACCCGCTTCATCGGCGGCATCCAAAATATACGTATCTGGATCGCAATCAAAACTCGTCCTTCCGTCCGGTGTAATCAGCTTTACTTTATAATTCGCGCGCACGTCCCGTTTAATAGATCTATCATTTCCAAAAATTACCTCACCCGCCAAATAATGAGAAACAAACCTCGCCAACATTTACATATATATGTATGCTCTCTTTATATAAATTTAAAGAAATACAAATATAATGTTATATAATGGAAAGAAAGGTATTAGATCATGGTTTCGTTCGGTTGGTGGACTACATGCCCCGCGAAAACCTTGATGAATCGATTGTCCAGGCCGCGAGGGTCTCTTACGGGGAAGGAACTACAGCATCTCGAGGTATTTCTGGTCTTGTTAGATATTTAATGCGTCATTGGCACACCACTCCATTTGAGATGGTTGAATTTAAATTTCACATTAAGATGCCCATTTATATAGCGCGTCAACATATGCGACACAGAACGGCGAGTATAAATGAAATGTCTGCGAGATATTCTGTCATCCCGAAAGAGTATTACGATCCAAAAATTATGCGAGGACAATCGGGGATAAATAAACAAAGTTCGGAAGGTGATGCAGCCGTGAGTGAGGAAAATATAGAAAAGACGTCTAAACATCTCGGAGATTCATTTGATATCTACACGACGTTATTGAATGACGGGTGTTGTAGAGAACAAGCCCGTGGAAACCTCCCACAGTCGACATATACAGAATTTTACTGGAAAATAAACCTCCATAACCTCATGCATTACCTACATCTTCGTATGGAAGCGGGTGCGCAACAAGAAATTCGAGAATACGCAAACGCGATATATGACCTCGTAGAACCACTCGCGCCCATTTCTATGAAAGCATTCGTCGATTTTAGAAAAAATGCGATACAATTGAGTGGGCCAGAAATTGAATGTATAAAAAATGGAACCAAAATTACCTCACCGGGAGAACGCCGGGAATTCGAACAAAAGCTTAAAATGCTGGGATGGTCGTCGGAGGAGGCGAGTGATTATTAAAAATATTGGTATATATAAATGGTATCTCTCTCATTAACAACTACATTCGCGAGCACACAAAAGAAGTTCAAGAAATTTGGTAAAAAATTATCCAAGCAGCGCAAAGGAGAACTCAACAAAATTCGTGAAAATTTTAATAAAATATCCAGCGAAGAAAAGAAGCGCGCGCAAAAATTGTTTGAACAACATAAAAACTTTTTCACCGAAAAGGCGCCCATATCGGTAGATACACCAACGGAAGTAAAACCTATCGAGTTTTTTGAGAAATAAACGCAAACCAAAAACTCATCATAGTCATCGCTATAAATGCAACCGGAGTTCCACCACTTTCATATATATTACCAGCAAATACAGCTGCTAATACGCTATACTGTGTGTATTGTATTTCTTTCCTCGTTTTTTCCAATATCCGTTTCGTAACAGATCTCGATTCTTCTAATCCCAATATGGCCGTGCTTATATTTCTTATTCTACTCGGCATTTCCATGGACGTGGATACCATATCCCCCAAATCCAAAACATCCGAAACTTGGTCCCGTATGACCGGTTCCAAGTATTCGTAATAATTAAAGTCTGGATCCAGTCTCACACACGTACCTTCTATAGTAGAGAATGTCTTCGCCAAATATATAAATGGCGTTGGGATAACGAATGGTTTATTTTTAGCGAGAGATAATAGAAGTTCATCACCTAAAATCTCGTCTCGTAAACTCGAACCATCGAGTGTCTCTAAATAATTCAGTGTAGTCTTGAAAAAAAGTTCTATATCACTCAAATCGGACGTCGTTGGTAGAATTATATTCAGTTTTATAAAAATGTCTACGATTCCTTTCGTATCCTTGTTAATTATATAGACAAATAACTTCTTAAACCCCTCCTTTAACTCATCGGATATATCTATTAAAAGACCAAAATCATAAAAGACAAGCTTTCCATTTTTAGAAAACCCAAGATTTCCGGGGTGAGGATCGGCGTGAAAACATCCCTTCTCGAGTGTTTGAAACACGTATGAACTTATTATAGCTTCGCATACCTTTTTTTTATTTACATTTTTATTTGTAATATCCGTTATCTTTTCAGATTCTACGTATTCCATAACAATCATATCGGGAGTTGAATACTTATTATATACCTTAGGAACCTTGATCCAAGACACGTCTTTCATATTTTTACGAAAAACCGATGCGTTCTTTAATTCTTGTTCATAATCTGTTTCACCCAATAAATATTGTACGGTTTCATCGAAAATTTCGCCTTTATTCGTCCCCGTGTTCACCCCTATCGTCTCCATAAATTGTATAATTTCTCGAATATTATCTGTATCATTTTTTATAATATTGTAAATTTGTGGACGTTTGATTTTGACGATCACGTTTTTACCGTTTAAAAGTTTTGCTTTATGAACCTGACCAATGCTGGCAGATTTAAAAGGTGTAAGTTCGAACTCGGAAAATATATCATTTTTCAATTTAATGCGTGAAATTGTATCCTCGTCTATAGGGTTTACATTATCTTGTAAAGATTCCAATTGTTGAGTAAATTCTATTGGATATAGATCTACTCTAGAAGATACAATTTGACCAAGTTTTATGAACGTGGGACCTAATTCTACTAATTGATCTCTAGTCCATAAACCCAATTCTACCTGATCATTTGTTCTACTTTTTCTCCAAAGAAATTCGGCAGCAAACTTCCACGTTTTTCGTTTCTGTTTACTCCCGTGTTTCACTGGGTTGTGAAATAGTTTATTGTTAGAACATAAAACAACCATCCTACTATAACCATATAATAATATTTCACGGGCTTATAGTTTTTATGCGTGTGTTATTTAATGAAAATTAAGTGTGAAATATATGAACCCATGTACGAGTTTAATGATAAGAAATATATACGAGTTAAATTAATGGATAAAGTAAAATATTATATCGAGGGTCTACATAATAGTAAATATCATCTCATCATGGCAAATAATATAGACAATCCACTCGAAGGTAACATTCTAAAACTAAAAGTACCTTTCAGATATAGGCGTGTTATGTGTTTAGTACACGGAGATAAACCTGTGCAATCGCTCATACGAGGCGACGACGTTGAAATTGATGTACAATTCAACGGCGTTTGGAATTGCGCTAATCATGGTGGGTTTTCGTGGAAAATTAAAGAAATATTTACCTGAATTATTCGTCTTCTTCTAATGCACTTTCCTCTGGAATGGTAATGGGTTTCGTCTCTTCATCTTGTTCATCCTTTTCTGGGATATCCACCTCCTCAACACCCGCCTCGAGTAATGACCTAAATACTCTGAGAGACCCCTCTAATCGGAACACTTCTTTGCTCATCATTTCCAAATCGGCGGACATCTTTTCAACATTTTCTTTCACACTCAGCTTTGGCATTTTTATCTATAGTATACTCATATAAAGTTTTTATTCTTTAATTGTGTAATGAGTCTCACGAGAACTGGGTATTTTACAAGTGATGTCTCGACTATTAAAAAGGAATTAACTGTTCGTGCAACCGTAAATTCTGAGTTTGGGTTCCCACCACCCGCGTTTAAAGTATTTAAAAAGGGAAAAAACGGAATATGCATCCCTCGATATTATGGTGAACAAAAGCTAGGAAAGGCACTGGAAGATAAACGCCCTGAACCTAAAAAAATGAATATAAAGTTCAATGGAAAACTACGAGACGAAACTCACCAAAATGAGGCGCATAAAAAAGCACTCGAAGCTGGTCATGGTGTTTTATCTTTACCCTGTGGATATGGTAAAACAACGGTATCTCTCGCCATCGCGTGTTCTCTCGGGTATAGAACTATGATCGTCGTTCATAAAGAATTCCTCGCAAATCAGTGGAAAGAGAGGATTCAGCAATTTTGTCCGGGTGCATCTATAGGTGTCGTTCAACAAGATAGAAAGGAAACGGATTGTGATTTCGTAATCGCTATGCTTCAATCCCTCTCGCTCAAGGAATATTCATTTGATGATTTTGAAACCATCGGTACACTCATTGTCGACGAATGTCATCATATTTGTGCAAAGGTATTTAGTCAGTCTCTTTTTAAACTATGTCCGAGGCATATATATGGATTGTCTGCGACCCCGTTTAGAAAAGATGGTCTCACAAAAGTTCTTCATTGGTTCATGGGGGATACATTTTTTGTGGTGGAGCGTGAAAATCAGCAACAAGTTGAAGTTTTTCCTATAGAGTATACGTGTGATAGATACAGAGATCCCCCGCCGTGTTTACGTAATGGCAAATTATCACTCACAACCATGATCACGGAGATCGTTGAAAATAGGGATAGGAATAGAATGCTCGTCAGTCTCATTAGAAAAATAGTATCGGGGGAATCGACGAGACAGGTCCTCGTACTCAGTGATCGTAGATTTCATTGTGAATTCTTACATACATGTTTTCCCAAGAGTTCGGGACTCTATATGGGGGGTATGAAAGAATCTGAATTAAATGAATCTAGTAAAAAACGAATTTTGTTCGCAACGTTTAGTCTAGCACACGAAGGTTTAGATATCCCGAGTTTAGATACAGTGATCTTAGTAACTCCCAAATCGGATATAGTTCAGTCCATTGGAAGGATCATGAGAGAAACACACGGTAAAAAGAACAATCCGCATATTTATGATATATGTGATCAGTGGTCCATATTACACGCTATGTTTACGAAACGTCTACGTGTTTATAAAAAGGGTGGATTTAAACTCCCGAGTAGTATTCTTCCCGAAGATGTCATAGAACCATCTGCAGGGAAATGTTTATTTTTATAATATCGATATTCATAAATGTCTGGAGCCCTCATACAACTCGCAGCGAAAGGTGCACAAGATGTATACTTGACAAACGAAGGTGGTATGTCGCTATTTAGTATAAAATATAACCGTCATACCAATTTCGCACAAATCCCGAAATACTTAGGTGAAATAGATAATACCACGTGTTCCGTAGTTTTACCAAAATTTGGTGATATAGTGAATGGTATATGGTTCGAAGGTACAAATCTATATAACGCATTCGAAGACGCAACGATCGATTTTTATCTCGGGGGAAACTTCATTGATTCTCATCCCATAGATTTCTTAACAGATATTTGGCCCACATACATGTGTGATTCAGTTTCATCCAAGAATTCTGTAAATTCCAAATGTATCCCACTCCGATACTTTTTTTGTATGAAAGATTTATTTTTTCCATTAGCTGCACTCCAATATCACCAAATAGAGGTTCGTGTTTCGTTTAAAAAACAAGACGTGAAAAAGATAAAAGCGTACGCGAACTATATTTTCCTAGATGGTCAGGAACGTAAGCGTTTTACGTCTCAGAAACTCGATTTTATCATAACACAAACCCAAAAAATAGAAAAAGATATTCAGGTGGGATTGGTCGATATAGATTTATCCGAATTCAGACACCCAGTCAAATCTCTTATTTTTGGTCCAAGTATAGCATTTGATACGTGTGATATACAGATGAATGGAACTACGGTCATAGAAGACATGAGTCCACAATATTTTCACACGGTTCAGAACTATTTACGCTCGACGCATGGGTGTTCCGACTTTAGTGTAAAGACAAATACACCTAAAAATACCAAATACTATGCATATCACTTTTGTCTAAACGCATCTAAATACGAACCCACGGGTACCTGTAATTTTAGTAAAATAAACAAAGCAAATCTGATCCTTAGGAACGTCAGAACGGAAAGTAAAAAGTGTATCGTATACGCCATAAATTATAACATTCTACGCATAGAAAACGGAATGGCGGGTATTTTATTTGGAAAATAAATCACGACTAACTATAATAATGGGTGGTTGTTCTACTGGAAGAAGCACACGTAAATATGGTGGAGCTGATGCTGCTAGTACACTCCAAGGCGTTACTGATAGCGGAGCAACAACAACAAACAATATAGCCATAGGTGCAGATGTGGCCGGTAAGGCTCTTGATATCCAAGATAAAACAAATAAACTAGTGGATTTAATTCGAATCCGACCGGCTTCTGCGGTGGGTACAAGTGATCTTTCTCACGCGGGTATAATCCTGAGTGGAACCGAAGATGTTTCTGGGGCTGGTATGTATGGTGGATTTGTGAATGGATTTTATAAACGAACATCCGGTCCCGATTTTTCTGGATCCATGATCGGTTTAATAAATAACGGTGTGAGATCGAATGTTATGTCTTTTACGCAGAGTACGGATACAAACGCACAAACGTGTGTAATTATAGAGAAAGACTCACAAGGTCGAGCCGCAAACGTAGCCGTTGAAGAAGGGCAAACCATGACATTAGGACACTATAATAAAGCGACGGGTTCGTTTACACAGCGTGTCATCATAAACTCAAGCGGCTACGTCGGTATAGGTGTAGACGACCCAAATGCAATTTTCGAAGTGGGTGGCGCGTTTACGGCCGGTACGGTAAACGTGTCCTCTATTAATTCATCTGGTTCTGTGAGTGGGACTATTAATGCGGAATCCATTACGCAAGGTTTATTAAATTGTGATCGCGGAGGTACAAATATAGGTACGTATGCGTTGGGTGATATATTATATTGTAACTCTTCGAATGCGGATTCTTCGTTAGAGAAGCTTGGTATAGGAACAGAAGGTCAAATACTTGAAGTGTTTGATGTAGGTTCAAATCAACTCAGGCCGACATGGCGTACATTTGATTTCGCAAACAGTGCACACACGGGAACTCTTCCAGTCAATCATGGTGGATCGGGTCTCGCGTCGTATACGACGGGTGATTTGATATATTCGAGTGGGTCTACCACCCTCGCTAAACTTAATATAGGTTCGAGTGGGACATTTCTTAAGAGTACGGGTTCGGCGCCGTCGTGGACGACGAATGGATCGACACTCACCCATCTAAATATGAGTACCGCCTCACACACGGGAACACTCGCGGTGGCCCGTGGAGGAACGGGAATCGCAACGTATACGGCGGGTGATTTGATATATTCAAGTGGAACGACGACCCTCGCTAAACTCGCTAAAGGAACCGATAGTCAAGTTCTCGCCATGAATAGCGGCGCGACTGCACCGGAGTGGGTAACGTTTAATTTTGCGGATAGTGCACACGCGGGAGTTCTCCCCGTCGATCACGGTGGAATAGGCGCCCCATCCGGGGGTACGCTCACGGCAGAAGATATACTCGTAGCTACTGGAAACACTGCATTTAAACGATTGGTTAAGGGTTCAAATGGTGAGGTTTTACAGATGAGTAGTGGTGTCGTCGGGTGGGGTGACATTAACCGTGGTTTAAATTCGTATTGGGACGGAAATGGCATTACTGACGACACGGATGATGCGATAACTCGTACGACGTATGGTCCTTGGAATGGAATTGAAATATGCCTCCCCAAATATTACGATACAAGTGGCAACTATTATACTTCGGGTGGAGGTAGTAACCCTGGTACATTGTGGGATGCAAGTAACGCTAACGACACGGATAAACGCGATGTTATCATCTCCGAAAATGCAATCGTCGTACGAAGCCAAACCCACGCGCTCGCAACGTCTGATATACGAAACGTGGGTATTAATCAAACGAAACCACAATATAGACTCGATGTTAATGGTGATATAAATTGTTCTACGTTTTATAGAGGAAACGGAAGTCTGTTAACGAATTTTAATCTCACGGAAAACGCGGTAACGAATATAAATCTGGATACATCCGGTTTGACCGGGGGTAAAGCTATTATATCCGACCTCGAAATATCTAAAAAGAATCAAACCGCGGGTGCTTCGGGGCACGGTACATTAAAAGCCAATGTGATAATATGTTCTGGATGGACGACAGCGACAGGGTCGGACGCTTCATACAAAGTCGGATGTCCCGATGGTATTTATGGACGCATTTTGGGTTCAAACACGATCACAGCGTCGACGATCACTGGAATCACGTCGTACTCAAACGTCGTAGGAACTAATGTAAACGTCTTAACGTCGTACTCAAACGTCGTAGGGAATAATGTAAACGTCTTAACGTCGTACTCGAACGTCGTAGGGAATAATGTAAACGTCTTAACGTCGTACTC